CAGGGGCAGTGCCGGCAGCAGCACTTCGAAGCGACTACCCTCGCCGGGGCGGCTGCTCACGGCGATGTGGCCGCCCATCAATTCCACTAGGCTCTTGCAGTAAAGCGGCTTTGATTTCTGGATGAAAAGCGTTTGAATACCGGATGGACAATATTCTAAGAAATTCGGTGATTGCAGGATATGGAAAACCGCCCCGATTGAGGGCGGTTTTTCTTTTCGGGGGCTGGCCAGGTTAGCCGGGGGGTATCCCGCCAAGGCGATCAACGGCCACCTGGAAGTAGTGTTCGCTGACTTCAATGCCCACAAACTCCTTCCCCTGGCCAAGGGCCGCTAGGCCGGTGGTGCCCGACCCCATGAAAGGATCAAGGATACGCTGGCCACAAGCGGCCACCAGCGGCTCCATCAAGGCCAAGGGCTTGCCTACCTGGTGCAGCTTCTCGCCAGGCTTCTGTTGCACCTTGAACAGGCCTGCCGAATAGGTATCCCCGACCAACGCCCCTTTGCTCCCCCAGGCAAAGAACTCGGTCTGTGCCCTGAAGCCACCTTTATAGGGCCTAGCGCTGCCCGCCTTGTCCCATACGCCGATACCGCGCCAGGTGAAGCCAGCAGCCTGGAGGGCATCCGAGGTGACCGGCAACTGCCGCCAGTCGCTGAAAACGACCATCAGGCCGCCCGGATTCAGCTTCTCGTAGCAAAGGGCCATCCAGAGCGCCGACCAGTGCAGATAACTGCGTTGGTCTTTGGAATCCCCGCAGAAGTCAGCGAACTTGGCACGGGAACTGGCATTTAGGTACTTTGCCCCTGTAGCCTTTCCCCGGTCCCCCTTCGACTGCCCGCCACTGCTATAGGGCGGGTCCGTTACCACGGCGTCAATGCCGCCCGGAAGGCCAGGGATGATGGCGAGGCAGTCGCCTCGGTACAGATCGGCGCCGGGTAGCGCTACATGGTCCTGGTTGTTAAAGAGCGGGGTCTTGCAGGTGGTGCTTTTCTTGGTAGCCACGGAGGGTCTCCTTGATGGAAGACGCTCCAGGGCGCTCGGGTTGGGGGCGCTCGGCCCTCAGTTGGTTCAGCGTGCCGCATCGCGGGCACTTGATGCTGAGGCGGGTGTAGTCGGCCTCGGCCAGTTTTCTGTTGCAGTTACCGCATCGTATTGTTTCCAAGTCACATGCCTATTGCGTGATAGCCTCCGGCCCGCTGTGTGCACAGCACGGTGCCTTGGCCAAACGCAGGACGCATCTGCCGGAGGTGGCCGTCGCTGGTGTTCCACCACCAGCAACGGTCGCACCGTCTCTGCTTATTCTTGGTAGTTCCCCCTCCCAAACCACCGCGCCGCCCAGTACATCACCGTCCGGGTGAAGCGCGACACCCCCAGTACCTCCATAGCCTCCAGGAACGTCCGGTCGGCGTATTCCTTGGTGCCGATAGCCCGGTCATAGAGATAGTCATGGACGATGGCGGCCTTGGCGTAGCGGCCATGGGGCGGGAACAGCGCCCACAGCAAGCGTGGTACCGTGGCCAGGTCAGTCACCGTGCCCACGGGGACGCAAATGACCGACTCGCTGGGGTAGCTGCCCACGTGATACTCAAAGGTTGCCAGCACCTCCCAGCGGTAGTCGTCCAACATCCGCAAGTCGGCAGGTGTGGTGAAGCTGCTCATGTCAGGCCGTCCGCACTTGGCAGAAGTCCCGGTACTCATCCACCACCGTCTGCACCTGCTCAAAGGTGCAGGCCGGGATGAAGGAATACACCAGGCGCACGTACTCGGCCTCCACCTCCCGCGCCTTGGTGGCGGCGGTGGCGTTCTCGGCCAGCACGTAGTCGGCGAAGGCCGGCACGGGGATGTTCATGCCCACCGCCATGCTGCCCAGGAAGGCTTCCGCAGTGGAGCCGTCGCGCATGATCACCGTGCCGCCGTTACCATCCTTCACCGCCTGGGCGGCCTTCAGGTTCTCGGAATACACTTCACCGACACCGGAAGACTTGGGGAAGGTGTCCAGGGCCACCTGGCGCTGTTGCTTCACCTGGTCAGCAGCCACCTGGCGCAGATCGGCCAAGTCCTTGGGCTCTGCATCCCAGGTGTTATCCGGCAGCAGTCCATGCACCCAGTAGTAACGGTCGTCCGGTCGAGCCGGGGCCGCTTCCTCGGTAATACCGAGTTCTCCCCAGCCTTCCACAGTAAAGAGCGGGCCTGTGCCGGCGGGGTAGTTAGTGCCTTCCACCCCTTCGGGCAGGCCGTTGGGGTAGATGGTGCGGGCTTCATCGTCGGCAATGCCATAGCCCTGGGCGGGCATGGTGAAGGGTTGGCCGTGTCGTTTGATCATGATGGGTTCCTTTAGCGGGCGTTGGCGTAGCGGAAGGGGAAGGCGGCGATAGCGATGCCGGCATAGATACCCCCGGAGATATTGGGTTCTGCGTTCGTCCCCCACCGCGTCTTAATGCCATTTGAAACAGCGTCAAAGTTTGCTGACGTAGCCTCACCGTTAGGTAGGTGCGGCTGCAACAGTGCAGACATAACGTTCGCCTTATCCCGAGCAATGTCATGCAAGCACCAGTTGCCTGTCGCACTCTGCGTGTTCTTCTCCAGGAACATGGCGGGCGAAAAACCAAGATTGTCAAAAGGTCCATCACCGGACGCATTGCCTGAATGCTTGAACAGTTTCAGTAATCCATCCACCTCCGCCAACGCGACCCAACGATACATGCCGGTAGGCAATGCCGCCGCCGCCACAAAGCTATTGCTCAATACCCCGCTGATGCTTGCGTCGGTTGTCTCGGCGGCTGTGCTGTTCAGGTAAAGCAGCTTCCCGCTGGTCAGGTCGGGGTGATAGAAGAACCAATTCCCGCTGGTCTCACTGAACAGGATGATGGCTTTACGGACATTTCCCAGGCCATCGGTCACTGTGTCCGCTGTGCCATTCACATGGTTGAGGCGCCCCGTGGCCACGCCATTGGCGGCAGACACTTTGATAGAGAAAGCGGAATAGCTGGTGCCGCCCAGGGCAGGGTAAGCAAAGCGGCCCGCCGCACTACTGGAAGAGTCAAAGGCATACCCCGGATCATCCGAAAAGGACCAGCGCCAGCCCTCGGCAGTCGGGTCGCGGCGTTTGACGATGTCGATGTAGTCCGTCCAGCCTGGACGAGCAGCGGCCAAGGTGGCCAGGATATTTGCGCCGGAGTCGGTAACGGCGGCAAAGCAGCTTGCCGGGTTGGGGATTTTGGGAAGAGGCAGGTTCTTGGCGCTCAACCCCTTGGCGGGTGCAGACGTGTTACCAAATACCTGCTGCCCAAAGCTCACATCCATCACCCCGCCATTGATCGGGGCGCTGAAGATTGGCAGCGTGTAAACGTTGGTGGGTAGGCTGTAGGTGCCTTGCAGCACGAAGGCACCAGTTCCGCCGGTTTGTTTGTATAACGAAACGGTGTTGGCCGTCTTGTCCAGCTTGATGCCCAGGACGTCGGTAATTGCATAGGCGGCAATCGTTGCAATAACCGACCCAGCCGACACCACGGTGCCGTTCTGATTCCAATAGATGGAGTCGGTGTAAGTGCTGGCCTGCATTTGGCCACTATCAACACCCACAAAGGCGCTACCGCCGCCAGCGCCGGAGATGGTTGCCTCCCAGTACGCCGTCCCACTGGATAAGCCAAAGGTCGCATAGGTGGCACCAGAGGCGTTATTGGGATTTGTCAGACGCAAGCCACCATTCGACACGGTAACCTGGCCAACGGCAGAGCGATAGGCCAGCGAGCTCATTGTGGCGAAATTGGCTGTTCCATCCGTCAGCAGGTCAAACGTTGAGCCGACTGTGGTGACGTTGATATTGTTCAACGTCCAGTTATTACCGGAGGTATCTGTTTCGGACTGACTGCGGTCATAGACCGTAGTACCGGAAAAGTCAGATGTCTCGAAGGGTAGGAAAAAGCCATTTGTGCCCCAGCCGTTGCGAGCGCCGCCGCCGACAGCAACGGCGGCCCGAATACCTGCCTTCGTTTTTGGGCGCCACTGCTTTGTTTTCGAGTGGAATGCACCTAAAGCAGAAGCTGGGATGACTTGACCATCGACCCGGCCAAAGAATCCAAACGCACTATCAGACGGTGATACCGTATGAATTACACCTCCACCAGATGACCACCCTATGTAGTCGGAAAAACTGGCCTGGTCGATCTGGATGGCGTCGTTCAGGCTAGGATAAATAGCGGATGAAAACGACGTGATTTTCTCTCCGTTGATTTCCAGGGAAATACGATTGGCAGCAACCGCCTGAGTCGTATCCCAACTGAGAACCCCGAAGAGCAAGGAGGCGATGTCTCGGAATTTCCGCACTGTTTTGACATCAATGTAGATAGTCCAGCCGCTACCTACTGTGGCTTGATAGCCAAAGTAAATGCGCAAAGAGTCGTCTGACTCGAATGTGATGGAGTTTTCCCGATACGGTGGGGTGTTCTGCATCGAGCTAAATACATAATTTGGATTCGACGTCGATAACGCGCACCGCTTCAACACGAAAAAGATGGTCCCCTTCTGGTAGCTGGTGCTTGCAGAGGTTACTGAACGGGAGAGATACCCAGGGCCGGCTGGCCGACAGCGAACCATCTGCGCAATTACGCCCATCTCGTCGATGGGGTCACCGCCAGCCATTAGCAGGGGATGAGGTGTGCCGGGGATCATTTCACGTCGCTCCGCACGGCAAAGCTGATGGTGCCATCGGTCAGCACCTGACCGACGATCTCATCCCAGGCGCCAAGGGTCTGGGTTTGTGAAGGAATGGCCGCAGAGCCGCCCACATACTTCCAGTTGCTGCCGAAGGACCAGTTGTAGAGAGCCGCGCCGTTCTGTTGCAGGCGAATGATGAAGGTGCAACCCTTGCCAGCACCGGGGCCGGTGTAGCCGTTACCGAAGGCAATGTTTCCTGTGGCCTGGCCAGTAAAGAGGTTGGAGGCGGTGAAGTCCGGGGAGACAGTCCCGGTGGTCGCCGGCAGCGCAGCCCAGGAACCGGACTGGCCCTTGGTGAAGACGTTGCTTAGAGCGAGGCCGGCTTTCCCCGCCAGCGCATTGGTCACCGTGGCCGCATAGTTCGCGTCGTCTCCCAGGGCGTCGGCGAGTTCCTTGAGGGTGTCCAGGGCCGCAGGGCTGCCGCCGATCAACGCCGCAATGGCCGCCTGCACGAACGCCGTACTGGCGGCTTGCTGGGTGTTGGTGCCAGCCGCTGCTGTCGGCACCAAGGGAGCCCCGGTAAAGGTCGGGCTGGCCATGGGCGCGAACTTGGCCAACAGCGCCTGCTTCAACTGGGTGTTATCGGCCTTATTCAGCGACCCGGGACCGAGAGCCCACAGAATGACGTTGGCCAACTCGAACTGGAACGCGTTCATGATCTCCGGCGTAATTTCCGTCGGCGGGCGCATAGTGGCCGGGTCTTCGGCCACGAACGTGTTATCGACGTGCCCGGCCCCATCAGTTAGGTGCATAGCTTCCTCCTACTCCTGAAATATCCTCAAACCACAAGAAAACGTGGGATTGCTTGAATGCCTCCAAGGCCTCCCACAGCACCGCCGGGTTAGCCACTGAGCGGTAGTAGCGCACCCGCAGCACATAGCGCCCACGGCTACCCCATAGGCGGTCACCGATATGGCTCCCGTGGCCATTGCCAACGCGGGCAGGCCCTACCAGGTGTTCCACCAGCACCAGGGGAATGGGGAAGTCCAGGCTCGGCGCCGCATGGCTCCATAGCCGATCCCCCACCTTGCTGCCAATAGCGCATGGTCGGCGCGGCATGATCTCTACAAGGCCTCCCAGCGCTTCTTCCGCCACGCGTTGGTACTCGCTGATGTGCCAGCTACTGGTCTTGGGGCGGTGGGCCTCGATAGCGCTGTCCAGCACGTCCAGGGCGTCCGCCTCAATGCGGGAAAGCTCTTCGGCGGTGCCCAGCAGCATGCTGTCGCCCAGGCCGCCTTCCGGCCACTCCCAGGCCGCGCCTGGGGGCAGCAGAGCCTTGAGGGCGTCGGCAAACTCGCGGGGGGTATGGGCCGTCAGCTTCATGCCCAGACAATCGGGTTCAGCACCAGCACCTCGCCCGCAGCCACCGCCGTGTCGGCGGTCGGCGCAAGGCGGGTGTATTGGCTGGTGACGGTGGCGACGGCGCCGTCGATCTCGGCCATGGCCAGCAGCGAAGTCTCGCTGTCCTCGGCCAGTACGGTGGCGCCCACGGCGCTGCCGATGGCGGTTCGGTTCCCGGCGGTATCGAAGCCAGGCAGCAGATGGATGGAAACGGTCACCGCCCGCTTTATCGGAGCGATGACCCGCCAATCGGCGGTCGCCGGGGCGATGCCCAGCAGATAGGCCGCCACGGCATCCAGCACGGCCTCGGTCGGCAGGCGGTCGGCCAGGCCGTTGCAGATCGGGCGCACCACCACCGTACCCATGCCCAGGACGTGCCGCTGAATCAACGCCCCAGTGACCGAAGGGTGGGCGCTCTTGGCCCAGAAGCGGTAGTCGTCATCCTTGCCGGAACGCGCCCCACGGGTCACCACCGTGCGCCACTCATCGGCCACCCGGACGCGCCAGTCATCGACATTCTCATCCTCTGCACCGCCGGAGAGGCCAGGCTCGGCGACGGCCAGGGTGCTGGCGCAGCCGGGAACCGGATCAACCAGGGTCAGAGTCTGCCCGGCACTCAGGTTTCCGGTGCTGCCGGTGGCGTCGCAACGGATCGAAACGGGGGTGGAGCCGGCCCCGAGGGCCACGGCGGCCTGCACCGTGTAGTCCAGGCCGTTGGGGCCACGCAGTTGAGTGCCTGCCAGAAGCGGCGTGCCCACGGTGCCGGTGCCAAGGACATTGCCGATGGCAGCGGTCGCCGTCAGTCGATCAACGCCGTAGAGGGCGGCCCAGTCGTAGAGCCGTTCCAGTTCGCAGGTCAAGGGGGAGCATTGCTTGTCGATCCACTCCAGGTGCCCGTGCTGGCCATGACAGGCACGGCCCCAGGCAGCAGACAGCGGCTTCCGCAGAACAGCAGGCATCGCGGCCAGGTCGGCATCGATGCGGGAAATCAGGTCGGAGTAGCTTGGTCTGACGTAAGCGGTCACAGAGGGGCTCGCACAATGAACTTTCGTCCATTGTGGAAGCCCGTGACTTCAAGAAAAACGCTGGAAATGTTTCCCGCCGGCTCCGGCAGCGTCACTTCCTGAATCGCAACATCGGTCAGCGCCGGGGCCTGCACCGTCAAAGCGGTACGCACCATGGCCAGGGCCTCGCGCCGGGCATCGCTGTTCAGCGGCTGGCGGCGCACGTGCCACAGGCCGGTTCCGGCTTGCGGATCGGCATACCAGCCGCGCCGGTCGAAGCTGTCATCAACACGGCTGGCCGGGGCCTCGGCGTCGGTGTAAAGCACCCCATAGATCAACGTGGCCACCGCCGCCTCGGCATCGTCCAGGGCGGGGTCATCAAACGCCAGCTCGAACTGGCCCCAGTCCGTCTGTATCAGCTTCAGCATTACGGCCCCTCCGGTGGGTTGATCGGCAGAGGGCCTGGCGTCGTCACCACGGCGCCGGTCTGCCAAGTCTTGTGTTCATACTGGCCGCCGCCCAGCGCTGTCCAGCGCTCCCCAAATCCGCCCACGTCCCAGGAATAGCTGCGGCTCGCGTGCAGCACGATGTCCTGGGCCTCTATCCGGCATTTCATCGGCGTCGAGACAACAACGCCGTCGCGCTTGAGATGCACCTTCTGGCCCTGGTCATCGTGAAGGGCGACTTCACCTTCCTCCAGGACAAGCTGGAAACGCCTGTCGGCGATCACGATGGCCACCCCGTAGGAGCGGTCGCCGGCGGGGAACAGTAGGTAGGGCTGACAGCCTGCCTTGGGCCGGTAGGAATAGCCGTAGGGCTCCACCCGCTTGATGTTGTTCAGCGGCTCATCCGAAAGGACGCGCACCTGCACCTTGTCGTCGCTGACCATCAGGCCTACGCCCTGGGCGAAGAGCAACTGGAGTCGGGTCCAAATCTGGCCGATCATTTCCTAGCCCCTTTCACCCCGGCCCCGCGCTTGGCCTTCTTCTTTTCTTCGCCCAGGAAGGCATTCCGGTGCATCACCTGCAACAGCGTCACCTTTCCGCCCTTGTCATCCAGGCGGAAACTCAGCTCACCAATCAGGAACACGTCGTCGATGTCCTCCGGGGAAATGCTGACCCGCACCTGAGTATTGATCTCCCAGGACTGCCACTCGCCATCAGCATCCAGGTAGCGCCAGCCCGGCACCTCCAGTTCGATGCGGTGGGCGCGCGCCAGTCGCCGGTTGCGTTCCAGCGTTGCCCGCCGGTCGCAGCCCCCCAGACCATGCCCACTCCGGTCGGCCACGATGTGCATGGGCCGGAAAAAGCTGATCCCGTCATCCTTAACCGCACCCTTCAAGGCCGCGTCGTTGCTGTAGTCGTAGCCCTTGACCACGTAGTCGGAGAAACGCAGCTTGTACTCATCCACCACCTCGTAGCGCTTGAGATGCACCCCATACTCCAGGGATGCTACCGGCGCGGCATCGGTCGGCTTGGTCAGCACCAGGCCGCCGTCCGGCAGCGGGTAGAGCAGAAGATTGGCCGCCCGTACCGCGTTGATGAGGGCATTGGCTGGCATCTCGCACTGCATGGAGAAATCCGGCACCACAGCCGTCTCGGCTTCGATCTTCACAGGCACTTTAAAGGTGGCGCAAAGGCGCTTCACAATCTCGCCCAGCTTCAGGCCCGACAGCGTCTTGGAATACTGGCAATCCACCAGTTCCCGGCCCAGCGAACGGGCCTCCAAGAAGATCGCGTGGCTCTCGGCATCGACCGGGCGCCGCACGCTGTCCGGGCGGATCGTGGTCACCTGGCTGTCACCGATCAGCACGTCGACCACCGTGTTGGCGGTCAGGCCCAGCGAATTTCCGGTTCCGGGTCGGCTCATGGCCAGGCGCACCGAAGCACACAGATCATCCACCGATTTCCGAATCTCCACCTTCTGCCAGAAGCCGTAGCGCAGGCCGTCAAAGCGGATTTCTACCGGCGCGTCATCCATACACAGTCCCGATCACGAAAAGCGGGTGGCGTACCGCATTGCGGGCCATAAAGACCGATTCATCCACGCCCATCCGGTAGGCCAGCACCACAGCGGGCAGCGGGGCCGTCACGTCGCGGGAAGTGGCGGGCTTCAAGTCCTGGGCCAGCAGCGCCTCAATCACGGCGGCACGGGCGGCCACCGCCGCCTGGAATACCGGATCGGGCAGGCTGGGCAACAGGGTGTCGATGGCGGCCACCACGCTGGCCAGCGCTGCGTCCCGGTCGGCCTCGGCCTGATAGTCAGCCATGGCCACCTGGGCGGCAGCGGTCACCAGCAGGCGGCTGCGTAGGGCTTCTTCCTGTAGCAGGTTGCGCCGTACCGCACCGTCCGTAGCCGCCACGCCGGAAAGCGCCACAGTGCTTGTAGCCGTGGCCACGCTGGCAATGCGGGATACCACGCGGGTCTGTTCCGCGTCCGCCAGGGCAGCCATGGCAGACCCGCCGCCCAGGGCATCCGTGAGGCTGCGCAGGGCGTTAGCGTAGGCCGATGGCAAGCCCATCAGCGTGGCCAGGTCACCCTTGACCCCGGCGATCAGACCCATGATCTGGTTGGCCCAGGTCAGCGGTAAGGTGGCCAGGGAAATCACCTGGCGCAGCCCCTCCAGCTTCTGATGCACGGCGGCCAGAAAGGCCGTCATGCCGTCGGCGCTCATCGGCTCCAGCTCGAAGTCATCCACCACGGCGTCCGCCAGCTTGCGGGTGCGGTCGATGGCCACATCCACCCGGTCTGGCTCAGCAGCAAAGGGCTGTTCGCCGCCGGGCAAGAATTCGATAACGACCGTGCAGGAGCCGCCCTTGTCGTTGCTCTCATGAATCGACCAGTTATGCGCCCGCACCCACAGATAGCCCAGCCAGGGGTGCGTCAGCCAGTCGGCGCCAGGCTCGGCCAGCTTGGCCAGGAAGCCATTGCGCTCCAGGTCATAGTCCTTGCCGATGAAATAGGCGTTCAGCTTCCAGTCCCACGCCTTGCCGCCCATGTCCTCCATGCCAGGCTCTTCCGCGCCGGGGTACTCATGCACCACCAGGCGACGGCCACCCTTGGCATCGTGGCTTTCGGTCAGGAAGTCGAAGCCCCGGAAAGACGCCGTGGCCATTCGATCCCGCCAGGTTTGTTCCGTGTCTGCCATATCAGGGCGCTCCGTTCCAGACGTTGCCGGTATTCATCTGCACGTTGCCGCCGCTGGCCTGCACAGACTGGCCTTGCAGCACTAGGCCGGGCGCCAGGCCCACGGTCATCTTGGCATTCACGTCCAGGGGCTTCTGCTCGGCAGGCTTCAACAGGTCTTTGATGCCTTCCCAGGCCAGGCCCAGGCCGCCGCCGACGGCAGCGCCGATGCCGGTGCCAAGCACCGGAACAACACTGCCGACCGTTGCGCCGAGGGCTGCACCGCTCAAGGCGCTGGAACCGTAGCGGGAAATGGCGCTGTCTTCGCCAAAGGCTTTATCCAGGGCGTATTCCCCGGCCAAGGCGGCCACCCCGGCTCCGGTACCGACCTTTCCGGCTCGCAACGCTGCCTTGCCCATTGAACTGCTCGCCATGCGCCCAGCGAACGCCCCAATCGCGCCTACACCGGGAACCTTCCCACCCATGCTCAAGGCGGCCAGCCCGGCAACACCTGCCAAAGCGCCAAGTGCGGAAGCTGCCAGGGTGGTCGTCCCGATCAAGAGAGGATGCTTGCTGGCCAGGTCGGAAAATGCCGCCGCCGCCCTGCCAATGGCTGGAGTGAGGCCGTCCATGGCCGATTTCTGGGCCATGGTCGAATCTTCCCTGGCCTGCTCCATCTTGTAATCTGAAGTTCCAGCGATAACGCCGAATGCGGTTGCCGTGGCCGACTTGTCCTCCGGTGCGGTGTATTCGGCCCGGACCTTGCCCAGCACCTGGTCCACGTACTTGGCGTTATTCATCAAGCCCAGCATGGCCATCAGCGACTGCTGGTTATGGAATACCTTGCCGATGTTCGAGCCCTCCACCTGGGCCGACATCGCCTCCAGGATGGAGCGGCGGCCTTCCTGGTCTTTCGGGTCGGTGGCTTTCAGCTTCGCTTGCAGTTCCTGGTAGCGCTTGTCCTTGGCGAACACGTTCTGCATCAGTTCGACGGTCGCGCTCACCTTGTCGATGCCGCGGGACTGGTAGTCCAGATATACGGCGTCGATGTCTTTCATGCGCTTATAGCGCTCGTCTTTCTTCCCAGGTGTGCCGTCGCCCAGCAACTGGTCGCCCAGAAACTTCTTGAAATGGGGCGTGTTCAGTTCATTGAGCAAGTCCCGCAGGTTGTTCCCCGCTTCGTCTTTGCTCCCTGCTGTAACCACCGAACCCTGATTCCAGGCGGCCAGCTTGGCGAAGCCTTCCTTCCCGGAAAGGCCAAGGTTTCCGGCCATCGCCATCTGCTGTGGCAACCACTTAGCCATGTCCTTCAACTCGAAGCCGCCCGCCTGGCCAGCCGCCAGGGCGGACGACAGCACGGAGGGCAAGTCGTCGGCGGAAATCTTGAAACTCTGCTTGGCACGGATGGCGATGGTGGCCAGCGCGTTCGCGTCGGTGTTGGACGCCGTGGCGGCCTTCATGATTCCCGGCAGCATCTTGATGGCATCCACATCGGAGACCACGCCGGAAGCGATCATCGTGTCCAGGGCCTCGGCGGCCTGTTCGCGGGTTCCGCCACCCTGGCGCCGGGCTTTGTTGACCGCTGCCTCCAGGGTCTTCATGCCGACTTCCCGTCCCGCCGCATCGCGCTCGGCATAAGCGGTGTTGGCCATGTTGGCCAGTCGGCGGTCGTAGCTCATGGCTCGTTCAGCCGGGGCCTTGAGGGTATAGGCGGCAGCGCCGACGCCGGCAACGCCCGCTGCTCCGTAACGCATCACCTTCTGGCCCCGCTCAAAGTTGGCGGCTTCTTCGGCGGCCTTCCTTTGGGCAGCGGTCAGCTTTCCCATTTCGTTGGTCAGTTGAGTGACCTTCTGCCGTACCCGTTCCTGCGCCGCCACCATCTGATCGGCAGACATCTTGCCGGAGGCGGCCAGGCGGCTGTAGGCCGCCTCGGTCTGCTGGATTTCGCGCTGAATGGCACGCTCGGAACGAATCCCCAACACCTCGCGGGCCTGGGAGAGTTTTTCGTAGCTGCTGCGCTGCCTGGCCGTGCCTTTCTCGGTAGCCTCGGCGGCCTTCTGGGCGGCCTTCTCGGTGGCGGTCGCGGTCTTGGCCGCTTCCTGCTGGGCGGTCTGCGAGACGGTCTTGATGCCAGCCGTCGCGCCGTCCCGCATCTTCAATCGGACTTCAACATCAACGGCAGACTGCGACGACATAAAAAAAGCTCCAGAACCGGGGGGGTATCTGGAGCTTATCGGGGGTGCATCGGACGGGGCAGGAGGGAAATATTTCCCACCCGAGGTGCCTGGCTTAACTGAACTTCCTGCCGCTCATGGTGGCCGCCAAGTTAGCGTAGATGAAAAGCTTTGTCAGTGGCCACGCCAGGATGATCGGCTCGGGCTGGTTCAGGACTGACATCACCAGCCCGACCGCGATCAGGATGCGAACTACTTTTTTTCGGGGTCGACCTCGCCTTTTTCGTCCTCGTCCTCATCGGCCTTGATCAGGTCGTCGGCGATCTTCTCGGCGGCCCGGTAATCGACGCCGTGCAGTTGCTTGATCATGCTTTCGTCGGTGCCGGTCAGGCTGGCGATCAGCGCGATCCGCTGGGCCACCCCGCCGCGCTGGTCGAATGACAGGTAGTCACCGGCGGTTGTGTAGTCGCGGAAGTTCAGGGAACTGACCGTCGTCTTGCCGAAGGTCAGCGGGTGTTTGAGGGTGAGCTTGCCCATGGTGTCCCCTTAGGCGATGGCGTGCAGGGTATTGCGAAGGGCGTAGCCTTCCAGCGCCCAGATTTTTTCCTTGGCGTTGTCCTTGGCGATCTTACGGCCCAAGGCTTCGTCAAAGTTCTTAGGGCTGGCGCAGGCACTTTCGCCCACCACATTGAAGCCATTGGCCAGCGTCAGGCAGCAGACCGTCAAGGTAGTGCCGGGAAAGACGTGATACGCCTCACCGACAATGACTTCCTCAATTCGCTGGGGTGTGATGCGAGGGGCAGTCAGGCCCTTGGCCACAATTTCATTTTCGATTGTCTTGTTCATGGTGTCCCCTTAGGAAATGCGCTCGGAAGTGTTGGACATGATGGTCAGCTTGCTTTCGCCGTCACCGACCGGCAGCGGGTCGGTGACGAAAGCCTGGCTCATCAGATACACGGAGCCATCCGCCAGGCGCACCGTCACGTCCTCGCTGTCGATGGCGTTGATGGCCGTGATGTCGACGCCGACTTGGAGGTTGAGATTCAACTCCAGCTTGGCGGGCACGCTCGTTTCGGTATGCCCGCCGTCTTCCGCCAGGCGGCCAGGCTTGTGTTCCCGCTTGAAGCCGCTGGGCGTGAAGGTGCCCCCCTTGTCGGCCAGCGGGAGCTTGCCGATAGAGGGCACCGACACGGTACGGATGTTGTTGAGTTTTGCCACGTTGGTCTCCTGTCTTCAAAAGTTACTGCTGCATCACCGATGCCGCCACATCCAGGCCCATGCCGGTGGCGGCCCAATAGCCACCCTGGCCAGCCACGCAAATGACCGTTACCAGGTGCCAGTCCTCCAGGCACTGGAGAGCCTCTGCCGCATCGAGCAGTTGCTCTCCCGACAGCGGGCCATGGGCCACCAGTTGCCCCAGCGTTTCCCGTTGGCGCTCGGTCATGGCGCGAGCCAGTGCATAGGCCCCGGTACGGTATTCGTCGCTTCCCTGCTCGTTGTTGAGCAGGGTTGCCAGGGCACTGTTGAGCGGCGTTCTCACGATCAGTACGCCGGAACCGCTTTACGGAAGCTGGAGCGGCCCGCCAGGATGTAGAACGGCGAATTCACCACAGGGTCGTCGCGGAAGTTGAAGCGGCTGGGGTTGTCCGGGTCTTGCTCCACGAACAGGGTGCCCTTGTAGTAGCTGTACGCCTGAACCCAGCCGTATTCCGACATCAGCACGTTCTTGTAGAGCGAGAGCAGGAACGCCTTGACGCCGTCTTCGGTGGTGATGGGCAGGCCGGGGCGGTAGCCCTCATCGGTCTTGGCCACCACCGTGCCCCGGAACTTCTGGATGGCCCCGATGCGCTGCTCGTAGCGGATGCGTTCCATCACCTCGGCCACGTTGATGTCCAGGTAGGCATCATCGGCGCTGCCGTCGGAGCGGAACTGGTACATGGAAATCAGGCGCTTGATGTAGCAGGAGCCATCCTTGCCGACTTCCATCAACGACATGCCCTTGAACAGCAGGCTGTTGCCGTGGGTGAAGTCGTTGTAGCCCACGTCCGCCTTCAGACCGGGCAACGGCGTCTCTTCCAGGGAAATCACCGGGTTGTTGTAGAGGCGCGGCGCGGCAGCAGCAGCCAGCGTGGCCGCAGTCTCCCAGGTGGTAGGCGGGCTGATGCCCAGCCACACGTCGCTGATGTGTTCGTAGTTCTTGGTCTCGCCGAAGGCCGCCGCCGCCGCGTAGTCGCCCCGGAAGGCGGTGAAGGCGCGGAAGCCGGCCTGCACCGGCACGGCATAGCGCCGCTGGCTTTCGGTATGCCAGGCGGCCAGGGTGGCGGCATCGTTGATGCCCAGCACCAGGTAGCGGAACCAGCGCTGGCCGATCTGGGCGGCCAAGTCGCCGGTCGCGGGGTCGCCCGCGCCACCGGCCAGGGCCGCGATGGCCAGCACCAGGCCAGTAGGCATGTCCTCGCCGTACAGGTTCAACCGCACGTCGATGGCGTTGCCGCAGGTGCCTTTGTGGCGGGCCGTGAGGGTAACCACAGATCCCGCTGCCGCTGCCGTCACGGGGATGTCGATCCCGGCGTCGGTGATGGCTTGGGCGATGGCGGTGGCGATCTGGGCCGGGGTCTGGCCGATGGCGATACCAACGCTGACGGCACGCTGGGCGATGTAGAGGGCCAGGGTGCCGCTGGCGGTCGCGGCGCTGTTCACCGTGAGGGTGCCAGTCGCGGCCACGCCTGCCGGGTTGTCGGCATAGGGCAGCATGAACAGGTCGAAGGTCGGGTCGATCTTGCGGTAGCGGGCCGCCATCTGCGCCAGCATGGAGCCGGCGCCAGCCTTGGCCTTGGCATCCTCCACGCCGGAGAGGCGCACCACCTCGCCCACCGGGGCCGTGCCCGTGGGCAGCTTCTGCCCGACCAGCAACACAGCGGGCAGATCGCCGCCCAGGCCCGCCTGGCTGCCGTCGATTTCGATGTAGGCGCCCGGATAACGCAGCGCCTGCGGTACTTCACTGAAGGTAATGGTCACAGTTTTTCTCCCGTGTGGTTGAGCCTGTCGAAGGCAGGCGGGTCAGGTAGGTAGTTGGTCACAATGGCGTCGAAGGTGTAGCGGTCGCTCCAGTACAGGTCGCCTTCGGTGTATTCCAGTACCCGGCCACCGGCGAACTGGAGCGGGCACACGTCGGACTCAAGCTCCCAGCCCAGCAGCAGCGCTTTGACGGCCTTGCGGTACTTGAGCAGCACGTCGTCGGTTTCGCCCTGGGCGTGGGTGCGGACGTTCTCAATGGCGATCACCACATCGAACGCCAGCGTCACGTCCTCGGCCCGCTCTCCGGCGTGCTGCACCTTGTCTGCTGCCCGAATGACCCAGCAGGCGGGCAAGGGCAAGGCTTCGGGGCGAAGGCGGGCGAACTCGGCGGCACCGGCCACCTGGCGAAACCACAGCCCATCGAACCCGGCAGGCTTGTGAGCCAGGTGGTCGATGACGGGCTTGAGCGAAATCACAGCCCGACCTCGCCGTCCGGATCAGCGGCACCGTAGCGCCCAGGCCGGCTGGTGATGATGACCAAATCATCGGATGGCGCCGGGTCAGTAGGTGCAGCGGGCACCAGGTCAATATCGCCACGGCTGTGGGCCTTCAAGGTGTCGATGACGCCTTCGTAAGCCTTGCGGACATCGTCCGTCATGCGCTCGGCCCCTTGCAGGTAGTAGAGCGCGACGGTAGAAGCCAGGCGGGCCAGCAGCGTGGTTTGCACCGTGGCCGGAATGCCGTGGGACATCAACAGCGCATCGGCGTCGCCCAAAGCCTTGTCGATGGCCTCCAGGGCCAGCGTCAGGGCATCCTGCACTGCCTGGTCGAAGGCGCCGAGGTCGCCCCCCGCTACGGCTACCCGCAGGGCATCGTCCGGCACCATGTCCACGTCGGCGGGCACCGCCAGTTGGGCCAGGCGCCGGGCGTTGCTCCGTGCCAGCAGGTCAGAGCGGGAGGCGAAGGCCATTACTGCTCCCCGCCAACTTCTGCCAAGGCGGCATCACGTTCGGCGGCGGACACCGGCCAGCCGGTGATGGCGGCGATGGATTCGGTCTTGGCCTTGCCGCCAGCCGTCCAGAGGGCTGCGTCTTCCTTGTCCAACTGGGCGACGGCGGCGCGGATAGCTTCCTGGCGGTCGCGGGTATCTGCTTCGGCTTGAAGCGCCGCCGTACTGCCGTTATTCGGTGCAGCCGCCGGGGTGCCGGAACTATTGGCAGCGGTAGAGGTGTTCCCGGCGCTATCACCTGCCTCGGTTTCCTCGTAATCCGCCGGAATGGTTTCCGACACCTCCAGCATCTGCTCGGCTTCCAGGCGTGCAGCGGTGGCGTCATCCACGTCCACCGGCTTCCATGCCTTGGTAAATTCAATGCCGCAGCGGAAGAAGCGTTCGATGGCTTGCTTCAACTGCACCCGCACATAAAGTTTCTTCATCTCGATCTCCTACCGAGGCCGCCGCACCCGACGGGCAATCCCGCCGGGCGTAGCCGCTGCGCTCGGGTGGTTATGGGTTGGTTACATCCAAGGCGTGACGATCAACTGCACCTTGTTGTAGTTGGTGTTGCTGGCCCCGGCGGCGTTTTGCTGGGCCTTGAGCAGCGCCTCGGCGGCGGCCATGTTGTCCGGGCCGGTCAGCAGGGTGTCCGGAACGATGCCCAGCTTGCGGCCACCGTCGCCGTTGAACTTCATCATCGCGGTATAGCCAGCGTTGAAGTTGTCGGCGGTGAGGGCGGCTTTGGAGCCGAAGGCGCACTGCCAGAAGCCGTAGGCGGCTTCACCGCGCCAGCGGCCACCGAAGCTATACACGTCCAGGTCAAAGACGTTGCCGTTCTGCACCGAGGTGATGCTGTCGAACTGGGCGGCCATGCGTTCCTGGAGATAGATCGGGGCAGCGGCCCGCTTGGTGCAGAGCAGAACCCAGGGGGCACCGGTGCCCGCCTGCATGTTGCTGACGCTGGCTACCGCACCGGAGCCGTCTTCGTTGGCCGCCACGGGGTGGTCGGTGTCGAAGAAGTACTGGCCGTCGTAGCAGACCGAGGTAAAGCCAGCAGCGATGGCCTGGAAGATCAGGTCGTTCTTGAGGTCGGTTGCCGACTGCCCGGCGGATTCGGCCAGGGTGCCGTATTGGCCGATGTTGTCGTCCTCGATGTCAGTGCGCTGCACATCCACCGTGGCCTCGAATTTGCGATTGACCACCGTGTAGGCGGTTTCCTTGAACTGCTTGTGCAGACGGGAACCAACCCACTCGCGGAAGGCGGGGAACTGGCTGAGCCATTCGTAGGTGTTGGACTTGCCGTTGCTCGTAACCAGCTTGGCGATCTTCCGCCAGTCGTCGGGCGACAGTTTGAGACCGGCGTTCCAGCGGGCCACCAGGGTGGTCTTCAAGGCGTCGATCTGGGTTTGCGTAAGTACAGCCATCGTTTTTCTCCTGTTTGTATCCGAAAGGTTGCGGCTAGGGTGCGGTGCTCAGCACTTGCCCTTGGCCTTGGCAAAATCCTCGGCGGTGACGCCCATGCGCTTGCACATGTCCAGTTCTTCCTGGGTGAGGCCGTGGCCGCCATCCTTGCCGCCGGCCTGCTTTTTCAGGACGGCCAGGGGATTGGTGGCGTCCAGGTACTCGGTGAGGTCAGCCAGGGACTGCTTTTCCGCCCAAGTCTTCTGCGCAGGCACCAGGCGGCCATCGGTCAGGGCTGCTTCCAGCAGTTCGGTGTGCTTGGCCTTATCTGCGGCCAGGGCTGCTTCGGCCTTGTCCTTGTCGGCGGCATCCACCTTGGCCTTCAGGGTGTCGCGCTCAGTGGTCAGGGTGGCGACTTGGGTTTTCAGCCCGTCGCGTTCGGTGGTCAGACTCGCCACTTGGGTTTTCAGGCCGTCACGCTCGGAAGTGAGCGCGGCCACTTGCTTCTCGTCAGCCATTTCGGCCTCCTCTTCGGTTGAAAAAACGGAATGCTTTCTGGCCAGATCGGCCAGAGCTTCCAGGCCGTCGATGCCTGGGGTGTTGGTGAGCGCCACGGAGATGATTTCCAGCACCTCGCCGGTGACGAGGTCGAACAGGAACACCGCGCTGATGTAGCGGTACTTTTTTGCCTTGATCAGATCGGGGGTGTCGCCGACCCAACTGATGTTGAGGGCGTAGAGGCCCTTGCCGTCGCGCCACTCCAGGCTGCGCGGAATCCAGCCGGCGGCCTCGGCCCGCTTGCCGTTGTCGCGGGAGCGGAGGCTCTGATGCTCGAAGTCGATCAGGATGTCGGTCTTCTGGGCAGCGGCCCGTGCAATCACACGGGCGCCGATGGCGGCGTCTAGTTGCCAGTCCTGGCAATGAACGCCCTCCATGTTTCCGGGGCGTCCATCCACGGAGCGGAAGGGACCGGGGGGCAGCAGGTGCGCTTCAACGGGAATACCACCGTCACCCGGCAATAGCTCAAACGCCAGTGCAGCGATGGAAGTCTTGGTGGTGGTCTGGGGCACGGCTTGCTCCTTAAAAGTTCAGGAGCATTTTTCCGTTTGGGGGGTGTTAGATCACCGCTGGAAACATTTCCACCCGACATGTTTCGGGTGGACCGCCAGAAACGCGATTTGAGCCGTTTTGATGCTTAGGTGGGGCCGTCCTATACCCAAGGGCCTTGGAGGCGCTTTTAAACGGCTTTCAAATGGGACGGCGGGCATCCGTTCGGCATGGGTCGATGCCGAAGCGGAGACAACGGACTAAAACAGGTCGAACTGCCTTTCGTCATCCTCCCGGCAGATGTTCAGAATCTGCCGGGAGGAAAGATTGTTTAGCCTGGCCAGCTTGTTGATGCTGGACTTATGACGGTCCTGGCGAATCTGGGCATCCCGTGCCCGGATAAAGAGCTTGTCTGCCTTGGGCATCCAGCAGCGGCCTGCTGCATCCAGGTGCGGGGCTAGCGTTTTGCGCAGGCGGGCCAGTTCGTCCGGCTCCAATCCCAGCGCCTGGGTACGGTAGGTCGGGACGCTGACATTGACCCCGCCATGATCCGACAGCCATTCCCGCGACCGGCCAAAACCCAATGCCTGCACCACGGCCCGCAGCACGGGCGGCAGCGTCTTGAGCAGTTCCTCATCGACGGACGGGAAACTGTTCTCGCACTCCGGCACGGGTGCCGGGGGCAGGGTTTGGCGTTGGCGCGGGCGGCCCATCAGCTACGTCCCAGCCAGCCCTTGAGGGCTTCGGTGATGCTTTGGCATTCGGCCACGGTCAGGCTGTCCAGGTTGGGTACCTCGCGGCCCATCTGGCGGGCGCAGAAGGCCAGCAAGGCGGGGCGGGTTGCGTGTTCCACCTTGCCCGCCTGGCCCAGCTTGCCCCACAGGCGCACCAGGTGGGCGATGTGGGCAGGCACCGGCGTGGGCTTGCCCTTGCCCTGGCTGAAGACCTTCTTCTGCCGAGGCCAGCCCCGGCGCTGGTAGTCGTTCAGCACCTCGCCGAGTTGCGGCACGGTCAAGGTGCTGGCGGACACCCGGCCCTCCACCGCCGTGGCGCCATGGCGGGCCAGCAGATCGCGGTGGGTTTCATCGCACCAGCCGACCAGGTGCTTGATGGCCCAGCCCTTGGCGATGCCGACCAGTTGGCGGTGGTGGGTCAGTAGGTCGCTCATGCTGCTGAACTCCCCAAAGCCAATGGCCGGTCAGAGCCACCGACACCGCGATTAAGTTGGGCATCCCGACCAGCGGCATGTCCGGCGCCCAGGTCGCCGTAATCCTTCTCGGCCAGCTTGCGGCCAGCGCTGCGATCACGCCCATGGAAACCCGTGAGGTTGTGCTTATGCTCCAGGTACGCCGTCACGCGCTCCTGTTGCACCGCGTTGCCTGCGAAGGCTTCGATCAAAGATGTAGCGGACACCACCCAGCCATCGCAGAACAGATCGGCCCGGCGAGTGCGGTTTGTCTGGCCGCAGCGCTTGAGCTTGGTTTTTATATAGGCCGACCTGGCGCGTTTGACCTGGCGAAACATGACCTCGAAGGCGTAGCGGGCGATCTCGCCGGTCGGCGCGGCACCAACGAACGTCCAGCGGCCAACCGGATAATCGACCATCAGGAACACCTTGCAGTCGAATGCCTTGGCCACCTGCATGGCCAAGGCGCATTCCCATCGCGCCGGCTTGGATGATGCGCCGGCCCTGGTGGCCTCTTCCTGGATGTCGGCGGCTTCGATGTCGAAGTCACTGATGCCGTGTTGCTGCATCAGCCGTTGTGCCTGGCGCAGCGCCACAGCGGCCTCGTGTTCGTTATCCGATTTCGCCAAGGCAAGGCATTTCTTGATCTTGGCGATGATGTCGTCGCGGTCTGTCACGGAAATCCCCTTACAGCGCCGCCACGTCGAGGCTGATGGGCTGGTACTGGTCGGTGTTGCCGATCCGCTCGTAGAAGCGCACGTAGCTCTTGCTACCCACCACTTGCAGGCTGTCGTTGATGGCCGTCATGGCTTGTTGCCACTTGGCATCCTTGATGTCCAGGCGGCTCAGGGACAGTACCCGGCCCGTGTTGATCTTGCCTGCCTGGTTGGTCTGGAAGGCATCCTGCACCAGCACCTGGATTTCGGCCCGGCTCCCCTGGCTCCATTCCAGGATGCACTCATCAATCAGGGCCTTGGCGGCCTGGAGGCGTTCGTCAAACACCATGTGTTCGGCAATGGCCACCTGCACCTTGTAACGGCCATCGTAGCTGTACAGGGTCAGGTTGCCTTTCTTACCGCCGTGCTGGACGCCGTACTTTTCCATGCTCAGGTCGGTGAAGGCGTAAATATCGGCAAAGGCGGCGGCCTTGAACTTGGCCATGGCCTGGCTCATGTTCTGGGCCTGGATAGCCAAATCCAACACCAGCTCATGGCGGCACTTGTCGATTTCCTTGATCAGTTCCTCGGGGACCAATCGACCTTCGGCGTCTTTCCAATAGCCGGGCGGCACAGTCTGGTTTTGCGCTTGCTGCTGATTCTCTTGTTGCATGGTTGCTCCTTTCGTTAAGCCTGGTGGGCGATGCTGTGATGGCTCACATCACCGTCCGGGTGAGTCAGTTCGATTTCGGTACTGGCCGGTCCGCCACAGAACAGTACCCGCATGCCATTGGGCACCTTGCGGCCCAATGCCAAGACTTCCTGGGCAAAGTCGATAGGCTTGCGACGGCGGCCTGTCGGCGCTGGCGGCAGCCGGCTTTGAGACCGCAGCCAGTGGGAACGCGCTGTGATCGCGTGGATAGATCGGTCCAGGCGCTTGGCAATCACCTTATCGGCGTCGCCCGCCGTGACTCCCTCTATCAGCACAGCGTCTTCTTGTGCCGTCCAGGGAAGCCCGCTACTCATGAGCGTACCCCACCGACATGCCGGGTGATGATGCAATCATGCATGCGGACTGCATCCCCGCACGGCCCGCCAGCAACTTCGATCTGCGTCTTGACCAGGCTGTCCCCCGGTGCGACCTGGCAGGCCATGACGCGGAACCCGGCACTGCGAAGTGCCCGGTATGACGCATTGGCATCCACCAGGCGCTTGATGAAATTCGGTGTGAGTACCTTCATGGCGGCGGCCTCAGGCGAGGGATTGCAGGCACAGGGCCTGTTTGGCCACCGCATCCACCAGCTTCACGTCCAGGGGACGGCCCCGGCGGAATTCCTTGATCCCGGCAATCAGGCCCTCCACCAGCATCCGGGCGCTGCCCTTGCAGTAGGCGTAGAGCCGGGCGATGACTTCCTCGGTCACCTCTTCGGCACCAAAGGCGGACTGCACCAGGGCGGCGGCGTCGGCATCGGTGATGCTGCGCACCGTTTCCGGCCAAAATCCGGTGCGGGAGCGAATCTGGTCGAACTGCCCGTGTGCAGGCTTGATGAGGCCGGACAGATGCTCGGTGCCGCACAGGACGATGCCGATGTTGGCCAGGTCGCGGATGCGGCGGATGGTGTGCAGTTGATGGGGCGTCAGGGTTTCGGCCTCATCCACGATGATCAGGCTGTCGGTGTTCTTGAGGCTGGCCACCACCTGGTCGAACTTGTCGGCGATGCTTCCCTTCTCCATGCCGACCACCAGGCGGGCCAGCAGCTTGGTCAGGCTCTGGGGCGTCATCGTCGGGGTGGCTTCGATGACGTAGGTGTTCGGATGGGTGGCAGCGTAGTGCTTGACGGCAAAGGTTTTGCCCGTGCCGACAAAGGCGGACAGCACGGCGAAGTTGCGGTAGCGCCGGGCCATGTCGCAGGCGATGTTAGCCAGGCGGAAGACGCTGGTTTCCACCGGGGCCACGGCGTGGCCGCTGGTTTCGTCGGCATGGCGCATGGCGGATTCGATGGCGGCCAGCATCTTGGTCGGGCTGGTGGCATACGTGCCCTTGAGAATCTGATTCAGCGTGCTGGCCGAGATACGGGCCAGGCGGGCCAAGGCGGCCTGGGTGTATTTGCGGTCGGCGATCCACTTCAGCGCGACTTCGATCAGCACCACGTCGGCGCTGGTGTAGTGGCTGGGCCAGGTGGGGAGTTTTTCGGGGGCGTTCATATCGGGCGATCCTCCAGGGTGGTGGTCAGATGTCGAGCAGGTTGATATCGTCGTCGCCGGGGGCATCCAGCAAGCGGGTGGCGGTTCCTTCCAGTACCGCGCCGTCGGCCACGGCGTCGGCGTCGATCAGAATCCCGGCGCGGGCCTTCTGTTCGTCCATCTTCTTTTGCAGGCGCTTCATGGCGTCGTCGGCGCGGGCGATGCGCTTCTCTTCCAGGCGGTTCGGTGCAATGGCGTCGATGGCGGAAATCAGAGTGGCATCGCAAATCCAGCGGCCTTCCAGGGTGCGCATGATGGCCACGCTGTCATCCATCAGGTCGTATTCCAGGATCAGCTTCTGGCCGTTGAAGGCATGCAGGTCGGGGTGCTTGTATTCCCGCTTGCCGTGCTTGACGCTGGCCCGTTGTACGGTGAGCGTAACGGCCTGGCGCTTGAGTTCCACCGCGCTGGCATGGGGCGGGATAGGCACCAGCTTCGACCACAGTTCCATCCGCGTCACGGACTTGTCTTCCGGGTGCGGGCGATTGGCGTAGCGCAGCAGCCAGGCGTTGAAGGCGTCGGCGAACTCGGCCAGGGTGGGCAGGACCAGGCGTCCGGCCTTCACTTCGCGCACGGTGTGGCTCAGGGCCTCGGGGGCCATGTCGGTGCCGCAGTAGAACTCGGGCCGCCACAGCTTGAGGAAGTCATCCTTGACGATGCGGAAGAAGCGTTCCACCCAGCCCTTGCCGTGGGGGTTTCCGGGGATGGCGTGGATGATCTGCTGCACCCCGGCGCGGGCGTAGAAGCCGGTCATTTCGTCGCTCATCAGCTTGTTCTTGTAGCCGGAACCGTTGTCGATGTAGAGCATGGCCGGCACGTGGTTCCAGCGGGCGAAGCATTCGGCCCACATGTTCTGTACGGCGTAGGTGCCTTCGTGTTCATCGGCCCGCCAGCCCACCGGGAATCGGCTGCGCATGTCCAGGGCCACCGTCAGTTCGGGGCGCCAGATGTCGCCGGTCACCGGGTGGGCCAGATACACGTCGGCGCGGTAGCCGTCGGCCACATACACGTCGCCGGCCAGGGCGTTCTCGGTGGAGCGGCGGATGTAGGCTTTCTCGGTCAGGCGGTAGAGGTTCTTGCCGATCCGGGCGGGGCTGTTGCGGCCAAGCATGGCGGGCACTCCTGTCAGGTAGTTGCGTACCTGGTCGTAGCTGACGGGGAAGCCATCCACCTCGACCAGGCGGCGATGCACGGCGGACATGTCTGGCTTGCCGGGTGCGTTGAAATACTCCAGGGCAGGCCCCCACCAGCCGGCGGCCTCCACTACCCGGCCCTTGTGGTCGGGCAGCAGGGCGGAAATGCCGCCCTCGCGGTATTGGGCGCACCACTCGCAGATGGCAGAACGGGATGGGGTAGAGCGGCCTGCCTTGGCCGACCCGGACAGGGCCACGGCGAAGTGGGCAGGCAGTCGCCCAGCCGTTCCGCGCTCCAGCAACAGGGCCACAGCGTTGTTCTGGGTCACCCCCTCATCCACCAGTGCCCGGATGTAGGCCACCACGGTTTCCCGCCAGGTGGCGACTTGCCGGGCGCGGTCGGTGGCTTCGCGCCAGGGGTCGCGGCTGCGCAGCGCCAGCACCTGGGCCGTGGGAAGTACCGCGACGGCACCACCCTGGGCCGTTTCGATGTGCTTGACCATTTGACCTCCGCGCATGGCTTACTCCCCGGCGGCCTTGTTGGCGGAGCCCTTGGGGCGACCCGGCCCTCTGGGCTTGGCAGCGTCTCGCTTCTCTTGGCGGGCGGCCTTCTCCGCCGCGTGGTGGTTTTCGATCATGGCGTAGTCGAGGCGCCACCGTTCGGCTTCCTGCGCGGTCAGGATGTGCGTTCCCATCACTCGTTCCGGCATGTCGGGAACTTTGACCGCGTCTTTCATGCGCTCCACGATGTCCATGGCGCGGGCGGCGGCAACGTGAGCGGCCACCCAGACATGCTCAAGCTGGAGCCGCCATTCGGGCAGGCTGGCGTCTTCAGCATTGACCTCGTCGAACAGCTTTTGCAGGCTGTTCAAATTCAGTTCGGCGCCCAACTGGAGGGCCATGCACTCTTCGCGGATTTCCTCGGTGCGCACCAGGAATTCGGTGGTGCGCTTCTTGGTCTCGGAGAGTCGCTTGACCTGGGAATGCGCTCGCTCCAGTTCGGCCTCATAGTTTTTCTCGCGGCGCTTCAAGGCCCGCACCTCTTCCTTGAGTTCGGCCACTGTCATCAGGTCGGCTTTTTCGATCAGGTCGCCGCCGGATTCTGCGGCCTGGTCGATGACCTCCTGCGGCAGCGATGCCAGCAGCATCACTTTGACCTTGCCCAGGGCAAGTACGTCGTCCAGTTGATCCTGGGGCAGATGCGTCACGAACTTGGCGATGCGCATGGCCTCATAGACGCGCTGCCTAGCTAGGCCATGTTCATTAATCCACGCGGAAAATCCCCCTTCCTCCGTGTCCGAACGTTCGGACACGGGGGCTGTGCCGAAATTACCCAGGGAGAGCAGTTCTTGCGCCCGAAGGAAGGCCAGACCGGCCCGCGCAATCTCGAACATGGCCCGGTTGATGGAGTCCGCACCGATGCGGGCCAACTCCCCCAAGTCCTCGGTGGTGATACCAAAGTTGGCGGCAACCGCCACCAGGTTTCCAGAACCAATCACCACCGGCACCTGGGAGCCCTGTTCCTTTTTAGCAACGGCCAGGGCCTGGCGAACGCCCGGCGTAAAAGCCGGGTCATCGGCCTCCGGCATGGGGGCCGCACCGGAGGCAATCCGCGCCGCGTAAAGCCGTTCCGGGTATGTGGATTGGACGGCAACATCCTCCATGATGTCGATGCCGTCCTTATTCTGATTGGCCACATCCAGATCGGCTAGCGAGTAATCGCCGGACAAGGCTTCTTCCACCCATTTCGGCTTCTTCCCCTTCCCTGTCCATGTCAGGGTGCTTTCTTTTGGGTGGCGATACTTGATTTCGGGCATGTGTGTCTCCTTATGCAGCGGTTGATGCCGCGATGGCGTTGAGTTTCTCGGCGATTTCCTTGCCTTGGCCGAAATGGGCGCGACTGATTCCGCGCAGGACATTCGAGGCGTTGCGATAGCCATAGCCTTCGCTGTCACACCATTCCTTGAGGTTCGTGCCGCGCTTGCGCAGGGCGTGCAGCACAGCGTTTCTATTGACTGCTGCTTCCATGTCGTTATGCTCCTGTTACTGACTGTCAATGGATTCCATTATGGTAACTGTTTCGTTACCTGTCAACATAAATTTAGGGAGTGTTTTGTGACCATAGGGGACAGGTTAAAAGAGGAGCGAGAGCGCTTATCTCTCACTCAACCGGCCTTGGCGGCAGCGGCAGGGACAACCAAGAAAACGCAGATCGACTACGAGAAAAACAAGACGCAGCCCAAGGCCAACTACCTGGCTGCTGTTGCTGCATTCGGCGTCGATGTTGCCTATGTCATTACCGGCATCAGGCTGGAGAATGTGGCGAGCACACCGACCGAACTTGCCTACCTGAGAAACTGTCGGGCCTTCAAGAGCACAAAGGCCCGCGACTCAGCGCTAAAGGCATTGGCTGCACTTTCTGGACTGGCTAGTGAAGGGGAGGAAAAACAATGAGAAATCGAGTCATCGCATGGGCGCTATTGGCCCTCGTTCCGGTTACATCTTTTTCCGCGCAACCGACGTTTCGGGAGAAGTACAACACCGCTGCAAAGGACATGGTTCCAGCGCTGCAAACCTCAAGCTGCGAAACCAAACCCGTCAAAAGCATTGCTGGTAAAGCAATCACTGAGTGCCGCGTGCAGCTATCTAATTCGCTTCTGTCGCTGGACAGCGCAGATAACAAACTCACCGGGGTTTGGTTGGTACTGGATTCATCTGCACTTGGCCACCCGACAGACTTGGTGCGCGCCGGTGGAGTGTTGCTGCGCGCAGCGAGAGGGACAAGCTATGGTGACTACCTCGCAGTGTCCACCAGCGTGTTCGATGCATCCAGGCGCCAGGGGTGGCAAAAGGCGTGCGTCGATGACAAGGAGGCGGCGGCACGTTTTTGCGTCTCTGGCAACGAGAGGGGAATTTTCAATATCACCCTCAGTCCGATCTAGTAGGTAACCGATGTTCCTCCTGACCAAAGACGGCAGAACGGCCTACCTGGCATTCGTGCGCAACCTTCCATCTCAACTTTTGTTGCTGACGCCGGTTGTCTTTTTCCCTCAACTTCCCAAGTTCAGTTGGTCAAACGCCAGCGATGTAATCGTCTTGGCGGCATTCACCCTGATGCTGCTCTTCGCAATGGTTTCTAACTTCCTTGAGTTTTTCCTCGCTGCCAACGATGCAGCCTCAATCAAGGCTCGAATTGACAAACTGCAAGATGATGGGCTTACAGGGTTTGCTCTCGCAAGGCAATCAATCAAGACCACCCCGATAGGCGAACTGTTAGGATTTTTTGTGATTACAGCGTTCTTTTACGCTGGGATCGGGATCATTGCTTTCGCTCTACTCCTGACCCATAAGCTCTAGCTGGAAACGTTTCACGCCTAACTCGGCCTCGCGCGCCCGCGTACCCTCCGTTTGTCATATCCCATGAACAAACGGAGTTTGCGCAATGAAACTTCCTCGCCTTTTCGGGTGGCTGATTGCCACCTTGCTACTGCTGGCCGTCATTGGCCTGCTCTACCCGCACCAGCTACCCCTTAGCCTTTACAAGCTGTCTCTGGTCACCATGGCCGGCGTCGCCGGGTACTGGCTTGACCGTTCTCTGTTCCCCTACGCCCGGCCCGACTCGTTCATTGTCGCCGCGATGCCCGACGGCACAGCGTGCGACATCGAACTACGCGACGACTGCAAGGTTCTGCCCTGGAGCAACGGGGATGCGGTGCGCTCTCTTCTGTTCGCTCTGACCATGCTGCGGCGGGCCATCATCGTCGGCTGCGCCATGCTGGCTATCGGCTTGGGAGCCTGACATGTCCAAGTCTGTCCGAATTCCCGGTTTCCGCCTCTTCCTGACCGTGTGCAGCACGGTGCTGTTTCTGACCTGCGCCGGCCTCATGTTGCTTGTCGCATGCAGTTCCACCGCCCATGCGCAGGACATCCCCCGCGCTGCGCTCAAACATCGGGCCGACCTCACCCGCGCCGCCCACTCTGTCTGGGGGCTTGATGCCCCGATTGCGGCCCTGGCCGCGCAAATCCATCAGGAGAGCGGCTGGAACCCGGAAGCGGTCTCCCGTGTCGGCGCCACTGGCATGGCGCAGTTCATGCCCGCTACGGCGCGGTGGTGGTGCGATGCCAACGGGCTGACCGCTGCCGAGTGCCAACCGACCAATCCGGTGTGGGCCATGCGGGCGCTGGTGGGCTATGACCGCTGGCTGTTCGACCGGGTGCGCGGCCCTACCGAGTTCGACCGCTTCTGGGCCGCCCTACGGGCCTACAACGGCGGGCTGGGTAACTGGCAGCAGGAAGCCGCCACAGTGCGCCCGGCACTGGATCGGCAGACGGTGGACGGCGCCTGCGGAAAGACCCGGCGACACCCCAGCCTATGCCCAGAGAACTTGGGCTATCCCCGTCGCATCCTGACCGTCTTGCAGGCCCGCTACTTGGCCTGGGGCCGTGGGGTTTCCGCATGAATATTTCCGTCATCCCGCCTTGGGTAAAGCTGCTGATCATCGTGGTGTTGGCAGGGCTATTGGTCGGCACCTTCTACGCTTACGGCCAGCAGCAATTCGGCCTGGGTGAGAAGGCCGAGCGCACCGCCTGGCTGACCCGAGAAAACACCGCCCTGACCAAAGCCAACACCCGCATCAAGGAACTGGAAGACCAGGCCCGCGCCAGGGAGCGCGAACACGCCCAGGACATGGCCATTGCATCGGCCCAATACCAAAAGGATTTGAAGCATGAGAAAGCTGCAAAAGACCGTGCCATTGCTGATCTGCGCTCTGGCGCTCTGCGCCTGCACGTCCCCGTTACCTGCCCCGATGCAGCCGGTGGAAGTACCCCCGGCGCAACTGGCACCGGCACCGGCGGACGTGATGGTGAAACGCGAGCCGAGCTTTCTGTCGAGGCTTCTGAGTTTCTTGTCGGGCTCGCCAGCGAAGCCGACGAAGTCGTCCGACAACTGACTGCCTGCCAGGTAGTCGTCAATGCAGATCGAAAACACCAAGGGGAGCAGTAATGGCAGACGAACACAAGGGCGCCGATACGGGCCAAATCATGCACAGCATCGGGCAATTGACCGGTGCTGTCACGGCACTTCAGCAAGGGCTCACCGCGCGTATTGAAGACATCCGGCATGACATTCGCCGGATTGAAGAAGCGCAAACGGAACGTCTCAACCATGTGGAGACGAACCTGACCAATCAAATCCAACAGGTGCGGGAGGATGTGAACAAGCGCATCGACGGCCTGGGCACCCGTGTCACCAACCTGGAGGCCGAGGACAAGCGCCTGATCGAAAAAACCGCGAAGCTCAGTGCCGTGGGCGGCGGCGTAGGCGGAGCCCTGGCGGCAGCGGCTGTTGAAATTATTAAGCACCTCTGACCATGGCCCACTCCCAAGAAACCCGCGACAAGGTGCGGCAGCTTTACATTGAGGGGATGCCGCTCAATGGGGCCGCCGTGACTTGTGGCGTGAGCTACGACACTGCGCGGGACTGGAAGGCCAAGGCTCAAGCCAAGGGCGACGACTGGGACACGGCACGTGCCGCCTATCGCATCAGCGATCAGGGCATGGATGACCTCAACAAGCAACTGGTGGAAGACTTCGCCCGCCAGGTCATCACGACGACGCGGGAACTGGAAGAGGCCAAGATTCCGGCGGCGGACAAGGCGACGTTGCTGGCTCAGTTGGCCGATGCCTACGCCAAGTTCAGCAAGGCATTCTCCCGCGTCAATCCCGCTTTCTCCGGACTGTCGGTAGCACTGGATACGCTCAAGACCCTGGCCGACCATCTCAAGAAGACAGACCCTGCTGCACTTCGTGCGCTGCATCCGCACCTGGAAGAAGTCGGGGCCATCCTGGGCAAGCGGTATGGCTGAGTTCGACTGGAGCGACCCTTACGAAGACCTCGAAGAGGTAAAGAACCTCCGCGACTTCCAGCAGAAGATGGAGGCGATGGGCGAAGAGCTACGCCAGACCATCGAACTGGAGTGCGAAGCGTTCCCGGTCGATCCTGTCGCCAGCAAGGCCCGGCGCGAGCGGGCCGTGGTGGATTATCAATTCTTCTGCCAGACCTATTTCCCGCACTACGTTCCGACGCCCTATTTTTCGCTGTTCCAGCAGTTCATTTTCAAGCGGTTCCCGCAGGTCATCGACGGCCCGACGGATGCCCGAGAAGTGCATGAGGCGCCCCGTGGCGAGGCCAAATCCACCTATGAGACACAGCTAGGAAGCCTGTGGTGCATCTGCCGCGCCGACTACCTGGCCGAGTTGGTGCCGACGGCTTCCAAGAAGGCGCGCAAGTATCTGATCGGCATCATCATGAACACGCTGGAGCAATCGGCGGAAATGCTGGAGGCGATCAAGGCTGAACTGGACAGCAATCCCCGCCTGGCCGCCGACTTCCCCAAGGCCGTCGGCCAAGGGCGCGTCTGGCAGGCGACCACGATCATCACGGCCAACAATATCAAGATTCGTGTGGGCGGCACGGGGAAGAAGATGCGTGGCATGAAGCACGGCCCGCACCGTCCCGGCCTGATCTTCCTGGATGACCTGGAAAACGACGACAACGTGCGCGACAAGGATCAGCGCGACAAGGTGGAAGCGTTCGTCACCAAGGCCATCGTCGGCTTGGCAGGCCCGGCGGGTGGCATGGACATCTTCTGGCCCGGAACTAGCCTGCACTACGATGCCGCGATCAACCGTGTGTCGCGCAAGCCGGGCTGGCGGCGACGGGTGTTCAAGTCGATCATGACTTGGCCGGATCGGATGGACCTGTGGGAAAAGTGGGAAGGCATCTACACCTCGGCATCTACCAGCGACGATGACGACGCCAAGGAAGTGGCCGAAGCCGAAGCCCTGGCCTTCTACCAGGCAAATAAAGAAGCGCTGGAGGCCGGCGCCGTGGTGTCCTGGCCGGAAGTTCGTCCGCTCTACCGCTTGATGTGCATGCGGGCGAGCGACCACGATGCCTTCAACCAGGAACAGCAAAACGAGGCGGGTAACGATGACACAGCCCCGTTCAAGACCGTGCAATTCTGGGTGGATCGGCGCAATGACTGGCTCTTCTTCGGGGCCATTGACCCGTCCCTGGGAAAGAAGAACAAGAAGCGCGACCCGTCGGCCATTCTGGTCGGCGGGCTGAACCGCAACACGATGGTGATGGACGTGGTGGAGGCGGACATCGCCCGCCGCGTGCCCGACCTCATCATCAGCCGGGCCATCGACTTGCAAGCCGAATATCAGTGCTTGGCCTGGGCAGTGGAGACCGTGCAGTTTCAGGAATTCATGTACACGGAACTGCTCAAGCGGGCGGCGCTTGCAGGCATCGCCTTTCCCGGCATTCCGATGCCGGAGGATGTCGAAAAGGAACTACGCATCATCAGCCTGCAACCGCATGTCAATAACGGGAAGATCAGGCTGCACCGCTCACAGACGGTGATGATCGAACAGTTGAAGTTCTGGCCAGAGGCGGACCATGACGACGGCCCCGATGCTCTGGAAAAGCTCTGGAAGCTGGCCACCCAGTTTGCGGGCGAATGGACTTACACCTCGGCGGCGGCCTCCCGGCGCGACCGCCGTAGCACCAGCCGCGTCAGCGGCAATTCTGACGATTGGGACGACGATGATTAAGGACAAGATTAATGCGGCCAAAGCCGCACTCACCGCTGTAGCCCGGAAGGGACTGAATGTCTTGCAGGCCGGGCCACGTTCTACGCAATCGACGGCACTCAACTATGCCTCGGTGAATACCCTTGATCCCTCACGGCTGGCGGGTGCCTTTGCCGCAGCCGACCAGGGCTACATCACCGAGCAGGCAAGCCTGTTTGAACTGGTGGAAGAACAAGATGCGCACATTTTTGCCGAACTGGCCAAGCGCCGCCGGGCAGTCACCGGCCTGGGCTGGAAACTGACGCCACAGGATGATGCCAACCAGTCCGAGATCGACCGCACCAAGGAACTGGAAGACATCCTGCGCAAGATTCCGCGCTTTGAAGATTCCCAATACGACCTGACGGACGCCATCGGCAAAGGCCTGTCTGCCCAGGAAATCGAATGGCAGACCGGCAGTACCTGGTACCCGAAGGCGCTGCTCTGGGTTCCCCAGCGCGAGTTCCGAGTGGATCGGACGACGGGCGCCCTGCAATACGTGAAATTCGGCATGCCCGAGCCCTTGCAGGAGTGGAAATGGGTGGTGCATGAACACCGGGCGAAGTCGGGCTATATCGAGCAGGCGGCCCTGTTCCGTGTGCTGGCCTGGACGTATGCCTACAAGGCGTACAACAGCCGCGACATGCAGCGTTTCCTGGAGATGTACGGCCTGCCGCTGCGGCTGGGCAAGTATCCGGCAGGCATCGGCGATAAGCAGCGCGACCAACTGCTGAAAGCGGTGCGCAATATCGGCAACGATGGCGCGGGCGTGGTTCCGAGCAACATGACCATCGACTTTGTCCAGGCGATGAAGGCCGGAACGGTCGATGACTTCCTCAATGCGATTTCCTACTGGGAGCGCAAGCAGTCTCTGGCGATCCTGGGCGGAACGCTGACCAGCCAGGCCGATGGCAAGACCAGCACCAACGCCCTGGGGCTGATTCATGACAAGGTGCGGCGAGAAATCATGCTGCACGATGTCCGCCAGATCGAACCGACTATGAACGGCCAGGTGGTGCGCCCGGTGGCTCTCATCAATGGCATGTTCCCCGAAGATCGGGTGCCGACTTTGGGTTACCTGACCGAGGAAACGCCCGACCAGGCCAAGCTGGTCGACGTGCTGGACAAGGCCGCCGGAATGGGGATGGAGATCGACTTGGATTACGCCCACAAGGTCATGCAGATTCCCAGAGCTGACAAGACGGCCAAGCTGCTGGTTTCATCTGGCAAGGCGACTGCCAGACCGGAACCGGCTGATGCTGCTCTGGTGCGCCTGGCCGCCCTGGCCAACGCCAAGGCCGGGGAGTCGGACATTACCGGCCCCTACGCTGCCCAACTGGCCGCCCTGTGCGCTCCCTACGAACAAGCCCTCATCCAGCAGATTTCCGCCATCGTTGCCGAGGCGGGCGACTACGACGAAGCCCTGGCCAAGATCGAAGCCTTGAAGGCGGATAACCCGAAGTGGGCGGAAGCCATGGCACTGGGCATGGCAGCGGCGAACCTGGCTGGGCGGGCGGATATTGGAACAGGTGCGGAGTGATGAAACCCCGTGAGAAACCTGCTGTAGAGGTGACAAAGCATAGTGACTACGAGGTGGCTACTATTCCTGGTTCATATGATGGCTTTGTGGCATGGGCGAAGATGGGGAGGATTCAGGGCATAAACCCTGTTGATGAGCCTGGGGAACATGTGTGGTTCAACTTTGGACAAACCAGGGAAGACGCTAAAAGAAAAATCCTGAACGAGTTGGGCCTCCAGGATGATTGAGAGCAAATCGAAATGACTTCACCGGAAAACCTCCCATTCTCCGAAGCCATCGACTTCTTCAAGCAGAAAATCCGTCTGCCTTCGTCAGGCTGGACGGACATCTGGCAAGAGCAGCATAGCCTCGCCTTTATGGTGGCCGGCGCCGCCCATGATGGCCTAGTGGAAGACTTTTACAACGCCATCCGCCAGGCAAAGGAACAGGGCACTGGCTACGCGGCTTTCCGCAAGCAGTTCGATGAGATCGTGGCCAAGCACGGCTGGGCGCACAACGGCACACCTGGCTGGCGCAGCAAGGTCATCTACGACACGAACATCACCCAGGCGTACAACGCAGGCCGCTACAAGCAGATGATGGCCGTTAAGCACTTGCGGCCCTACTGGCGATATCGCCACACCAGCATTGAGCATCCCCGCCTTGAACACAAGGCATGGAACGGGCTGATCCTGCCCGCCGATGATGCCTGGTGGGACACTCACATGCCGCAGAACGGCTGGGGCTGCAAGTGCCAGGTGGATTCCCTCTCCCGCCTGGAGGCACGCCGCGAGTGGGAGAAAAACGGCAAGACCGGCCCCGACGAAGCGCCGCCCATCGAATGGGAAGAGCGCGTGGTGGGCAAGAACGGAAGCGCCCCGCGCACCGTGCGCACTCCGAAGGGCATTGACCCCGGCTTTGCCTATAACCCTGGCAAGGCGTGGCTTGAGCCCCAGACCGTACCGCCTCTGCAAGGCTACGATGCGGTGCTGAAAGAGCGCAGCACGCCATGGCCGACCGGATTCACCCCGCCGCCGGTGCCCAAGCCCAGCGTAGTGCCTAAAAGCGTGCTGCTACCCGCCCACACAGCACCGGAAGTGGCCGTGGCCGACTTCCTGGATGTCTTCGGGGCCACCATGGACGAAGGCGCAGCCTTTACCGACGCCGCAGGCAGCACGCTGGCCATCACTAAGGCGCTTTTCCAGGACGGGAAAGGGGAATTCAAGTGGCTGTCCGCGCCGGGCAAGGCCCGCCGCATGGAGTCGATCAACCTGCTGGCCATGACGCTGATCGAACCGGACGAAATCTGGTGGGGATGGGTGCCCGACCATCACGATAAGGGCCGCTGGCGCTTGAAGCGCCGATATCTACGGGCCTTCCAGATCGAAGGCACCGACGAATACGGGTTTGCGGTGTTCGAGTGGGGGAAAACCGGCTGGACCGGCTCTACCACCTTCATGGGAACCCAGAAGACACCCGAAGAGCGGGCCGCCTACTTCGATAAGCAGCGCGTGGGCCGGTTGGTGTTCCAGAAATGAAAACGCGGCCCATGCATGGCCGCGTCAGTGGCTTGGATTTGAGGGTTATGCACAACCACAGCTTCCTCACCACGGATTGAGTATATGCAATTCACCATCGAATTCCAAGCAGACCACCTTGACCGCGCTTTGGAGGCCGTCCGCCTCGAAATCGCCACGCCCCAGGAAATGCTGGGGAGCCTCGGCGAGTCGCTGCTACGGGTGAACCAGGAACGCCACGCCCAGGGCCTGGCCCCTGACGGGTCGAAGTGGAAGGAACTGTCGCCCCTCACGCTCCAGAATAAGCGCAAGCCCCAGATGCTGTTCGACCACGGCGACCTGCTGCGCTTCCACTACCAGGTGGAGGGCGACGCTCTGCGCCTGGGGACGAACGACTGGAAGGCAGCGTTCCACCATTTGGGGACGAAGCCCTACACCATCACGGCGAAGAAGGCCAAGGCGCTCAAGTTTGGGGGGATGTACCGGAAGCGGGTCAATCATCCCGGCCTGCCGGCTCGCCCGCTGGTCGGTTTTCCTGCCTCCGATCAGCAGTTGGTGGCCGATGTCATCGAAGACCACCTGACAGCTGTATTAAATCGTGTTCGGTGATCGAATAAACGGGATTCAAATCGGGGGAATTACCCAAATGCCTGGAGCAATTTCCCGTAGTTTCCACCATAATTCCCCGTACTTTTTCGCCGGAGCCGTCCGGAAATCAGGATTTCACCCCGGCGCCCGGATTCCGCGTAACCACGGGGCCGCCCGCCCGTTTTCAACCCTCGCCCGGTGTCCTATTTCTCCCCCCTCCCTAC